CTCATTGATTACTGCATTATACTCTTCTTCAGAGACAGCAGAGAAACCAAAGTCATCATCTCCGTATTCTTGTAATATTTTATTTAAATCGTATGCCATTATTTGCTCCAATTTTTTGCAGCATTAAAATTAGTTTGGCTAAACTCTAGTCGATCAACTAACTTCAATGCACCACCACTTATCCTATCTACTGCCACAAACCCTTCGGGACCAGTAACTCTATAACCATCTTCTGTTCTAACAAAGGTATCTACTGAAGATTTAATTGATTCTAATTTTCTTATTATCATTAACTTAGCATCAACTATTAGATTCATTAAATCAAAAATAGATTTTAATTGATTAGAACTACCTCTATAGAATCTCATCACTTCATTTTTTTCAGCAATTCTTTTCTTCTTTGTATCTTCTTTCTTTGCAGAAATTATTTCTTTATTTAACTTATCTTCAATATATTTAATTAGTTCTGATACATGTTGGCCGGTATTCGTTACCTTTTGACCTGATCTTATTTTGGTATTATTAAATGTTTTAATTTGTTCTTTAAATATTCCAGAAGATATTCTATTTAATACGACAGGATTTATGGTCTGAAAGACTTTGCCAGCCTGCGACAATAAAGATGTTACTGCTTGTGTTTCTTTATCAGTAAAAGTTGCAGTACCAGATGCATCAACAAAAGATGCATCACGAAACCAGACATCTTTAGTTTGTGTTAGATTTCCAATGTCAATATTAAAAGAAGCCTTCAACGTGTCTATAGTTCTTCCAGAATAAGATGTATGAAAAACTATTCCTAGTTGAGCGGCTAACATTTTTTTAGCCATAACTGAATCGATTGGCACTGCATACACGATTGTATTTGGTTGAAACTTTATATACTTTTGTCCGTCAATAGTATCGGTTTCTATATCACCTTTAGTGAATAATAAATCACCTTGTAGTATACCTTTAATACCAAGTTTTGGTAAGAAAGCTAAAGCTATTTTTAATTTCTCATTTAGTCCACCACCAGGATGATTTCTATCAATATCATCATCGGTGTAATTTAATTTACCATCTTTGTTGAAAACAGATTTTGTTCCAACAAAAAACTTTCCGTTTTCAGGATTTATTCCACAGATAACAGCAGGAGCTCCATCCCATTTTGTTGTAACATTTACTTTTGATTGAGAATGACCCGCCAACATATCTCTTAACGATCTTAGAAAATCAATCGATTGTCGAGTGCCATTTACACCAAAATTAAATATATTATCTTCTAGGTGTTCTAGGTGTAAATTGGCACCTTCGTTTTTGGCTTCTGTTAAAAAATCTAAAAATTTCATTAGTATAACTTTCCGAATGGTCCGAATTCACGTCCTTTTTTTTGCGCTAGAAAACTCATATCAGTAAAAAGATCATCCATTTTTTCTTTAGGTAAACTTGTTACATGCATTAAAAAATTTACTTGCATCAATTTTGATGTTGCGATATGAGGTTCTAATGTAAATACTTTTTGCATATTTTTTACAAACTCTTCTGCATTTTTACAACTACCAACATCTACACCATGCGTTTTAATATGGTTGAAAGCATTTTTAGCATACTGGACAGATTCTTTGTCGTTAAATTCTTTTAAAGTTTGAGGATAATTTTTATATGTATTGACAAACTCTACTTTGTATTTTTTGAGGAGAGTAGCAAGTTTATCTAAAGGAGTTTTACCCAAACGAGCTTTAGATGCGCCAGAAGCAGTAGGTTCAAATTTTAAATTTGCTAATTCTGAAGTGGTATTAGGTTTAATTTGAAAATCAAAGTATTGTTTTTTACCATCTTCCATAGCTTCAACAACTACACGAGCATCTTGTGTTTCAAACTTTGTTCCTTCTTTTAAACCTAAAGGACATTTCATAGATTTCACATTAAAATTGTAATGTTTAACATCAGGAAATAAAGCTTCATCTAAATTAACCTCTTCATATTTTGCTTCTTTACCAGAAATTAATTTTAATGAAATGCCAACTAAAGTTCTTTGTTTGTATAAAGTACGCATCATAGCATTTAATTCTGCGATTGAAGCCATACCTTCTTTTTTCATAGCTTTAGTTACATCACTAATAATTTTAGATTCATTTTTTACACACCAAATATCAGCCGGATTCCATGAATCTTTTTTAGCAATTTTAAATTTCTGTGCAATCAATTTAGTAATGAAGTCCATGAAACCACCTTCACGGGTGAATTCTGTGAACTGTGTTCCAGAAAACTCTTGTAAAATTCTTTTTTGTTGTGCGTAATAGTTATCGATCCATTGTTTATTAATAGCAGGATAGATTTTAACTAACTCATGATATTCTTTATCTTTTACAATATCATCACTACTTTTATATTTTACATTGTCATTTAAAGCTCTACGAAATATCCAAGCCGAACCTTTTTCTTGCATTGCTGTTAGTTCAGCAGCTGAGTAATTTTTTGCCATAATTATGGTTGTCCTAATACTTTCATACTTGTTAATGGTCCACTATTGTGTTTGATTTGTATACCAAACATTCTTTTACCATCTGCATGAACACTCATTAAAGTTCCTCCACTTTTTTCAACATGAACTTTTTTAGCATCTTTCAAGGCGTGATAAGTTTCGTTGTCTGAAGGATCTTCTGTGTGGGCAGAAGCTTCTTTCTCATGACCTCCAGTTCCATGAGTTTTAACATAAGGTAAAGCGTGCGAGGTACTGGCTTTAATAAATGTTTTAAGTAAATGATTTTTCAAATCTTCACTTTTCATACTTGAATAATGGTCATGTAATTTATCTCTAACCGAATTATTTACTTTCGAAGCATGAGATAAAGCATCTGAATAGAGAGCATTATTCCTATACGATGATGTACCTTTTTTACCAGCGACTTGTTCAGCAGCTTTAGTAGAAACACTATTTAACTTTTTCTTTTTTATGAAATCCGCATTTTGTTTTTTAACATCACTATCTAAATCCACTCCCAATTCTTTACCTATTGTTCCTGTTCCCCCATTATGGAATCCTATCTTTTTTGAGGAGGAAGATTTTAAAGAAGCACCGACAAATCCATGTTGAGCATCTTTAGGTTTATTATGAAAATGAACAACAACATCCGAAGGATTCTCTTGTTGTGTGGCTTTTATACCAGTGTGTTTTTCTATGTCACCAGGTTTAGCTGTTAAATGTACAGCCTTTACTCCAGAATATCCTTTAGCCTTATTATGTTCAACAAAAGAATTAACTTGAGCCATTGCTCTGTCATTCTGTCGTCTTGCTTCTAATGGATCGTGATTATCTAATTGTTCTTTATGGTGAAATGCAGCTTTCTTGTGTTCATCGTCAATCCATTTTTGTCCATTTGCATGATAAGCAAACATTGCTTCGTTAAAAGCGCCTCTATGAATATTGACGGCAGCTGCCGAAACTTCTACAAGAAATGATTCTTGAATTTTTTTATCTGTTGGATGAATGTCATGTTCATGTTTTAGTTTTCCAATTATATGTTCCGGTGTATAATTATAAAATGTATGAGCAACTTCACCATACTTATTTTTAACATGATGATAATCACCCTTCTTGTGGAGAGTATACTTACCTTTCACCGAATGGTGTAATTCTTGATTACTACTCTCTTTATCTTTATTCTCTAGTAGAAAAACATTGAAACTTTTCATAAGTTCTCCAAGTGTAATCCACTATTTATAATTAACGGATAATGTCAATCTCTTTTTCTCCTGTCCAGACCTCGATTTCTGTTCTAAGTCTATTTTCAGACTTTAAGGTTTCAAATCTGTTAATGGCCTTCTTTCTCCACCACTCAATTATGTTTTTCAAATGAAACTTTTCATAGTTTTCCCCTTGTTTTAAGACTGTTTCTTTTTCATTAACAAAGTCAACCATGTTACTAAATCCATAATCTGACACATAGTAACGTTTCTGTTCGTTCAAATTCTTTGCATTTTCTATGGTCTTTTTAAACTTGGCACCTTCTGGTGTACCTTTCAATGCAACATTGATGTGTGACACCATGGCGTTTGATATCTTTAGTTTACGACTAGATGCGCCTTCTGGTGCAAGTGGTTCACCAATAATTTCTTCCATATATTCTTTTAGGTCGGTGTATGTTTTACCATGCAACATAGGAAGAAAATCACTATCAGTCAAACCCTTATATCGAATATAAGGTTTCATACCATCATATTGTGATACTGCTTTAGTTGAGCCGTATAAACTTGTTGTCTCAAACAAACAAGTTGTCATGTTATATTTCTTGTTCAACATTTCACGTACTTCATGTGTAGTACAAATTGCAGCCATGAGTTTACCACCAAGGTAATTATAACCAAATGGTTGTGCAGGTACAATAACAAAACCCATAATAGCACATCGATTAAACAACTGTGCGCCGCCTTCAGTTTGAGTAAACACTTGACCCAACATTTCATTTCTAGGTTTACAATTAATTACTGGTGAACCTAGTCTAATAAAACCACACCATTTATTTGTTGTGGTTTCTAATACAGCCAACCTCAAACAACGACCAGGGATACTTGTCATATTTGAGTGAGAAGAAATCATGTTCAAATAAATGTCCCACTTTTCTTGTGAAAGTTCCACAACTTCAAAGTTCATTTTTTCTGGTGAAACGGTGAAGTCGGAGAACAAATCATCTTCAGGTCCCATACCAAAAAGTGTCGGCGATCTCTCTGACATAGATGACAACTTTTGTTCACGCATATATTCGTCTATTCTTTCAAACCTATCGAAATAGTTTGAGAATACATTTGCACAATAAATTGCTTGGTCTTTATTCAAACTCATACTTTAATTCCACCGAAATTTTTATTAAATTTACTCTCACGATTACCAAACGTATTTAATGGAGGAGTATCATTTGTTTGTCCTGAATCTGAAATATCATTCTGTGCATCAGGTTCAGCATCATACAGCTTCATCTTAGCTCTATCAATACCAACAACAAATCGTTTGAAATGATTTGGATCACCATAACGATTCTTCAATTGTTTCACCATAATTTGATTCAACTGTTCGAGTTCTTCAGTACTGACCAAAGCAAACATAAAGTCTGCTGTTGCTGGTAGACCAAAAGATTCTGAAGTATCTTCTAGACCCGGATCAGTATTTGTAAAACCACTTCTAGTTGTTTGTGTAGCAGAAAAAACAGGCACAGAAAATTCAACTGCAAGACCACGAAGTTCTTCTGCAATAGCTTTGATATAAGAATAACTATTTACGTTTGCGCCAGGCTTAATACGAGATGAAGAACAAATATTCAGATAATCAATGAACACAATATCTGGTTTGAAATTCTTTTTCAATTGTAACTCATTCAACAAAGCTCTGAAATGAAGTGCTGATGCTGATGCAGTTGGATATTCTTTGATGATTAATTTACCATTTAGTTTAGTTTTTAAATGATTGAACTTTCGCCCATAATCTTCTTTGGTTAAAGTGTACAACTCATTCAGGTCTACGTTTAAAAGATTTGCATCTATACGTTCTGCAATCTTTTCTTCAGCCATTTCAAGTGTAATATACAAAACATTTTTACCTTGTGATAGACAAGAAGCTGCAACGTGACACATAAACAAAGATTTACCAACACCTGTACCTGCAAGTGCGATATTCAAAGTTTTAATTGGAATACCACCTTTTGTGATCTTGTTAAAGATATCGAGGTCGAATTGAATTCGTGTTTCTTGTTTGTGATAGAAATCATATCGTGCATCAAAATCATTTACATAATCGTGACCAATATGATTATCGAAAGACACCGCCAGTGCATCACTTAGAAGTTTAGGTATCTCGCCTTTAGATTTCTTATCTTCGCCGTTCTGGTCTAGAATACTGACCGAATTCATGATTGCATTATAGATTGCTTTATCTTGACAAAACTTTTCTGTTTGGTCAATCAGCCAATCCATTTCTGAACTTTCATTCTTATTCGAATTGAGTTCACGCAGCAAATCAACACAACCATTCACTTCGATTTGTGTTAGTCTTTTAGATTCAGTAAAATCAATGAGTAGTGATTCGTAGGTAGGAGGAGTTTTATATTCTTCAATGAATCTCTTTACTTCGTTGAAGAATTTTTTATGTACGTTATCAGAAAAATATTCGTGCTTTATGAAAGGGAATACTTTGCGGGTATACTCTTCATTGAAGATCAAATTCTTCAGAATTACGGTTTCTAACTGTTTCAAGATTTTTTGCCTTTACTAGAATATAGTCCTGTAGGATATCACCTAACATTATAACAAATTCTTGATCGTCTGTCAACTGTTCTAAGGCAAATGTTGAAGAATCTATGACATGGTAATTGAATTTTAACCTCGCAAAACCCTCATCTTCAAAGAATTGGGTTTGCGAGTATGTTACGGTGACGTTTTGATATTTACCATCAAGTATGGTAAAATAGGTATTTTCATCCCTATAATCTATAGAATACTTAGGACTCTGTTGTTTCTTTATCCATGGGAATATCTTGCATAATATTTCCATAAGCAATTTCATAACGCTTCCTTACATATTCTTTAA